ACGCTGACCACCGCCGTCAACGCGGCGCGCATCACGATGGGCTGGTACAACGGCTCCGCGCTGCCTAACGGCGAGCTGGCCGCCGTGTATGCCGCCATCATGGCCAGCGAGTCCGACCCGGCGCGCCCGCTCAACACGCTGACGCTGCCGGGGCTGGATATCACCGGCCAGGACAAATGGCCGGGACGTACCGAGCAGGAGAATGCGCTGAGTAACGGCCTGACGCCGTTCGAGGTCAGCGGCAGTACGGTGCAAATCGTGCGCGCTGTCAGTACCTACGTCAAGAACGCGATGGGTGTTACCGATCGCTCGTTGATGGATGTCACCATCATCCGTTCCCTGGACTACGTGCGCCTGGCGTGTCGTACCCGTATGACGCAGCGGTTCCCGCGTGAAAAGCTGACCGACACTCGACTGGCGCGCATCCGCTCCGAGTTGCTTGACGTGCTGTATGCGCTGGAAACCCTGGAGATTGTCGAGAACGTGGACGCGCTGAAAGACCAGCTCATCGTTACTCGCAACCTGCAGGACGACACCCGCGCCGATGCCACCATCCCGGCGTCCATCGTTCGCGGCCTGCATGTGTTCGCGGGCACCATTTATCTGCTGTAAAGGGGGCCAACATGGCACTGGAATATACAGGCTCTATCGTGCTGGAGGTCAACAGCACCGAAGTGGAGGTGACCGAGTTCAGCCCCCGCGAGACCACAGGTAAAAAGCTGGTCAAGACCATGAACAGCGCGGGACGTGCCAAGGGGTATACGCAAGGGATTGCGACCTGGGAGCTGTCGATTACCGCTGTGGTGCCGGTCGACCAAAACATCAACTGGGCGAAGATTGCCGGGGCGAAACTGACCCAGTACCCGCTGACCGGCGGCAAGCGTACCACCTATCAGGATGTGTTTGTGACCGAGGTCGGCGAACAGTACACCGTCGACAACGAGGCGCGCATCAACATTAACGCCTTTGCGCTCAACAAGATTGAGGAGTAACCGATGGACTTTACCCACAGCGCCACCTTGCCGATCGGCGTCTTTTATCAGGGACAGCTGCACCGTGACTTTACCATCCGCATGAGCACCGTCGGCGACGAGATCGCTGTGGTGGAAGACGGTATCCCGGAATCCGGCACCCTGGTCGGCGTGATGGCGCGCTGCCTCACCACCCTGGGCAGCATTCCGGCTGAAGAGATCACCTATCAGCTGCTGTGTGATGCGCTGGTCTCCGAGGACTACCAGGCCCTGCGCACCGCCCAGCAAGAGGCGAAAAAAAAGCTCAGCGAGCTGAAGAGCGCCTCGGTGATTACCGATACGCCATCATCCGCCTTGGCCAGTACGGCTACAGCGAAGAGCGAGTCAGAGGCCTTAGCGCTGTAGCATTGAGCGGGGTTCTCGATGCCATTCACCGGCTGGAGAACCCCAAAGGCTGGAAAAAGAGCAAGTCGAACACCGTTAAAAGCCTCCGTCGCCCGCGCAAAGGGCGCGGCGGCTCTCCCGCTCGCCACCGTAAGAACAACCGGAAGTAGCGCATGGCCCGTGAATTTGATACCCAGATAAAATTTGGGGTAAAGGATGAAGCGACGCCGCGCATCCGTTCCCTGTCCGAAGAGTTCCGCCGCATGAGCAGCGCCCGCGAGACGCTGGGCATCCGGTCGGAGCGGAATATTCAGCGCGAGATCAATCGCACGATTGCCTCCTATAACCGCCTGGAGCGCAGCGGCTCGTTGTCCGCCGCCGAGCAATCCCGCGCGTATGAGAAAATGCAGTCCACGGTGGCGCGCCTTCGCCAGGAAATGGCGGCTGTAGAACGCCAGCAGCTGAGCGCATCCTCCAACGAATTCCGGCGCATGAGCAGCGCCCGTGAGACGCTGGGCATCCGCTCGGAGCGTAACATTCAGCGCGAAATTGCCCGCACCGTTGCCTCCTATAACCGCCTGGAGCGCAGCGGCACCCTGTCTGCCGCCGAACAATCCCGAGCGTTTGAAAAAATGCAGACCACGGTGGCCAAGCTGCGCCAGGAAATGGCCGGGGCGGAGCGTCAGCAGCGCAGCTGGGGAAAGGCGGCGTTTGCCATCGGCAGCGGTATCGCGGCGGGCGCGATGACGCTGCGCAAGCCGATCAATGACCAGGCCAGCTACAGTATGCACCTGGCCGAGCTGTCCAACCTCGCCTTCAACAAGGAGGATGTGGCCGGGCGCATCGCGGGCAAGAAGGTGTTAGACGCCAGCATCCGCAAAGCGCTGCGGCTGGGCGGCGGCACGCCGGAGCAGGCCTTTGCCGCGCTGCAGTCGATGATCCGCTCCGGCTCGATGACCGTGACCGAGGCGCAGCAGTCGCTGCCCGGCGTCATGATGAACGCCTCGGCAACCGCCTCTGATCCGGAAGCGGTGGCCAACCTGCAGGCCAGCGCCTACAACTTCGGCCTGTCGAAACAAGATGCGCTCTCCGCGCTGAGTGTGACCACCACCGCCGCGCAGCATGGCCGCGTCGGCGTACCGCTACTGGCCAGGGAAATGCCCAAGGCACTGGAGTCCGCGAAATCGGCCGGTTTTAAAGGCCGTGCGGGCTTCTCCCAGGTGGCGGCGCTGTTTGAGGCGGCGGCCATCGGTGCCGGTACGCCGGAGGAAGCGGCGACCAACGTCACCAACCTGCTGGCCGAGCTGACGTCCAGCAACCTCAGCAACAACGCCAAGCACATCACGATCAAGGGCAAAGGCGTCGATTTTAAGGCGCTCTCCGTGAAGGATGCAGCCAAGGGGCTGACCCCACTCGACACCGTCAATAATCTGGTCGATACCGCCCTCAAATATGACAAGACCTATCAGGGGCTGGGTAAGAAGCTGGCCAACACCAAAGACGAAGGCGCGCGCGCGTCGCTGGAGGCACAGCGCGATCTGATTGAGGGGCAGTACATTTCGCAGCTGTTCCCGAACCAGTATTCCAAGAACGCCTTCCAACTCTATCGCCGGCAAATACCGTATTTCAACAAGCTGCAGCATGAACAGATGGCGCAGTTTGATCTGCCGGCAGAGAAGCGGTCTGCCGAGCTGGACTTCGACCTGATTAAGCAGGAGCCGGAGTTCCAGATGCACCAGGCGCAGAACGAGAAGCTGTTCGCCACTAACGACGCCGTGGCCCCGGTCGCCAAAACCCTGGGCGACCTGGCCGACTATGGCTCCAAGCTGGCGCAAGAGTTCCCAGGGCTGACGACGGCGGCAGCCGGTGCAACGGTTGCCATTACGGCGTTGGGTGCGGCGGCGGCAGTGAAGTCCGGCGCTGACCTGTTGATGGGGCGTGGCGGTGGTGCCACGGCGGGCAAGGCTGGCGCAGGCGTGCTGGGCAAGATCAAGGGGCTTTTCGGCAAAGGTGGCGCAGGCGTCGCGGAAGGCGCGGCGACTGCCGGTAAAGCGGCGGGCATGTTGAAGTGGGTGCCGTTCCTGGGCGAAGCCGCGATGGCGTACCAGGGGTCACAGGATTTTCCATTAATAAAAATTCAGCGCGGCAAAGACCAGATGGTGGAAGCGTTCGGCAAGGGGGGAGCGTCTAACCCTGAAATGATGGCGCTGATGCCCAAACCTGCCGGGGCACTGGATGCCCTGGACGAGATCCGCAAGTGGTTCTCCGGTAGCGGCCAGGATAAGACGGCAGATAAAGCCGCTGCAGCGGCACCTGCGCCCGCCGCGCCGACCGTTAACCTGACGGTCACACTGGATGGCCGCGAGATTGCCACCGCAATGGAACAACGACTAGACCGCGATGGGAGAAGAAAATAATGGTTGATATCGTGCATGACCTGGCGGGCGCACTGGGCATCGATACGTTGCTCCCGGCCTCGTTCCGGGGCGTTGAGTTCGACTGTCTCTATACCCGCGATACCCTGTCCAGGGACACCGTGGCCTATGAGTACCCCTACCGCGACGGGGCAGAGGTAGAAGATCAGGGCATGAAGGCGATGAATTTTCGCCTTTCGGCGTTGTTCTGGGGCAACCGCTATCAAACCGAGCTGAAAGCCTTCTTGAAGACGCTGAAAGAGTCCGGGCCGGGGGAACTGATCCACCCGGTCTACGGCTCTATCCCCAGGGCGCAGTTTTTGGAGGCGGGTGTCGAGCATGAGGTCGAGCCGCTCAATGCCGTCACCGTTGAGCTGGTCTTTATCGAGGCGACCACCGAGCAGGCGCTGTTTGCCACGGTCTACCCGGAGACCAGCACCGATAGCCTGCTGGACAGTGTGAAGAAAGCCTTCAGCGACACCATGGGGTGGATTAAACAGGCGCAGGATGCGATGGGCCGGGTCAGTAACATCATTGCGTCGGCGGAGTACGTGCTGCAATCGCTGGCCAACGAGATCCAAAGCACCATCGGCAGCGCGCTGAACTACCTGGACTACCCAGCGGCCTTTGTCTCCGACCTGAAAACCCTGCTGTCGGCCTTTACCGATCGCCTGGACTTCAACGAGGTGACACGCCTGACCGACTGGCAGGCGGTACGCGCCCTGGGCAAGCAAGTGATCGCACTGCAGGACAACCGCTTCACCGTCTCGCAATCAACGGACAGCGGCGGCGTGTTTGTGTCAACGCTGCACCGCGCCAGCATCATGCCCCAGGAAGACCGAGACCTGGTCAATCAGGTTGTCCGGTTGGCGGTGATAAGCGAGTGGGTGGAGGTTGCCGCCGACATCATGCAGGCGGAAAGCGAAACCCCGACCCTGTCTGCGACGGATATCGAGCGCATCACCAATGATGTCCGGTCACTGATTGTGGAAGCCATTCAGGTGCAGCGCAGCATGATGGCCACGCGACAGCAGCAAGCGCAGCAGGCGCTTGGCGTGACGCAGGATATCAGCAATGACGCGGCGCAGATTGCCGAGCTGCAGGCGTTTGCCTATACCCTGCAGCAGCTCGCCAGGGGCGTTATCTTGACGCTGCCGCCGCTGGTACGTCGTGAGGTTAAACGCGCTTGTAACCTGCATCTACTGGCGTTTGAATGGTATGGCGATCGCCTGCGTGCCGCCGAGCTGGCGCGGCTCAATCCGACCCTGCGCAATCCCAATAACCTACAGCCGGGAGATGTGCTTTATGCCTTCGCTAAATGACGGTGCCGAGCGCATTACGCTGCGTATCGGTGGGGTCTCGCATGATGACTGGCTGGACTTCGAGGTCGATTCCGACCTGCAGACGCCCGCCGATGGCTGGTCGTTCTCCGTCGGCAATGTGGAGGCCGCGTTACCGGCGGAAGTCCGGGCCGGTGCCAGGGCGGAACTGCGCACCGGTGATGATGTGATCATGACCGGCCAGGTGGATGAAATCACCGATGATATCAGCAGAAACCAGCACAGCCTGGCGCTGTTTGGCCGTGATGCCTCGGCGGTACTGGTGGATTGCTCCGCCCCTATCTTCACCGCCCGCGACATGACGCTGCAGGAAGTGATCAGCCAAATCGTCAAACCGCTGGGCGTGACGGCGATCCGTATCCAGGCAGAAAAGCCGCTGCCGTCGAAGAAAGCGAGCATCGACCCTGGCGATACCGCCTGGGATGCGTTGAAGAAAGCGGCGGAAGCCAGCGGCCTGTGGCCCTGGGTCACGGCGGACGGCACGCTGGTTATCGGCGGCCCGGATTACAGCACCCCAGCGGTCGATACCCTGGTGCTGCGCAAGGATGGCCAGGGCAACAATCTGCTGCGTCTGTCCGTCACCCAGAACGTCAGCGCCCGCTACTCCGAAGTGACGGTGCTGGCCCAGGGACACGGCACGGCAAACACTGACGGCAAGCATGACCGGCGTTGCACCGTGCGCGACACCTCCGTGCCGTTCTATCGCCCGTTGATTGAGGTGGTGGCCGATACCGACAGCGACGAAGAAGTGCAGTTTCGTGCCCGCAAGTTGATGGCCGACGCCCGCCTGCAGGGCTTTTTGATGACCGCCGTCGTCAAGGGGCTGCGCACCGCCTCCGGGCAACTTTGGGAGCCGGGGCAACGTGTCCAGGTCAAGAGTGATAAGCACGGCATCGACGACATCTATTTTGTGATGCATCGCCGTTTCAGCGGCGGTCGCGGCCAACAGCTGCTGACCACGCTGACCCTGCGCGAGGACGGCATCTGGTTGCCGGATGCGTTCCCGAAATCCAAGCGCAAGCGCAAAGGGAAAGGCAAGAAAGGCAAAAAAGACCTCTGGAACAGCTGGGAGCAGATCGACAATGGCTAACCTGACAGATTTGATTGATAAGCGCATCCGCCGCGCCCTGGGCGGCATTCGCCTGGCGTATCGCGGGGTACTCAACCGGGTCACGACCCAGGGCGGCGTCCAGATGACGCAGGTCGCGGGGTTGGCCAGCGAAACCACCCCGGAGGTGGAGTTCTTCCAGCACTACGGGCTGACGTCTGTCCCGCCCGACGGCGCGATGGCCATCATGCTGCCCGTCGGCGGTGCGACCTCTCACAGCATTGTCATCGCCACCGAACACAGCCGCTACCGCCTGCAGGGGCTGGAGGGTGGCGAGGTGGCGCTCTATACCGACGAGGGGGCCAGCATCATCCTCAAGCGCAACAAGGTGATCGCCGTCGAGTGCGACGACTACCAGGTCAAATGCAAGCGCTACAGCATCGAGGCCGAAGAGAGTGCCGCCTTTGATACACCGGAACTGACGGCCACCCAGCAGGTCATTGCCGAGGGCAAAATCAGCGGCAACGGCGGGATGGCTATCAAGGGCGGCAACGGCGCGACCGCCAGCTTCGAGGGCAACGTCGAGCACACCGGCGGCACAATCAGCAGCCCCGACGTCGAGATAGGCGGCGTCAAACAAGGCACCCACAAACACAATACGCCGTCCGGGCTTTCCGACGGCCCCATCAGCGGGTAAACTGGTTCCGGCGCGGCCCGCCCGCGCCAACCTTACCCACTACGCCCCCGTCACTGCCCGCCAGCCCCTGCATTGCCTATTCTGCGCCCCATGGACGCACTCATTGACAGCCAGACCGGCGACTACACCGGCACACGCACCTACGACCTGCACAATGCGGTTTACCTGCGGTTAAAAACGCCGCTGGGCGGCTACTGGGCCGATCCGCTGCTGGGTTCCCGGCTGCATGAGCTGGAGCGCGCCAAAGACTCCGCCACGACCCGCCGCCTGGCGCAGCAGTATGCCGAACAGGCGCTGCAGCCACTGCTGGATGACAAGCGCGCCACCGCGCTGGCCGTGGGTGTGAGCCGCCCGCAGGATGGCTGGCTGCTGCTGACGATTGTCGTCACCCAGGCCAACAACGCCGTCCAGACCTTCACCCATCCGGTAAAAGTGATTTAAACGGGGTTTTACATGGCGTACACAATACCGCTGCTGGAAGATATCGCCGCCACGCTGCTGCGGGATATCAGCAACCAGTTACCGGATGCCGACGTCGGCAAAGACAGCGACTTTGCCATCCGGGCGAACGCCATCGCCAGTGCCGTGCAGGGCCTTTACCAGCACCAGGTGTGGATTGTGCGCCAGATGTTCCCGGACACTGCCGACCATGATTACCTAGTGATGCACGCCCGGACGCGCAACCTGCAGCCGAAACCGGCCACCTATGCCGGTGGCAAGGTGCAATTGACCGGCAACGCCGGTGTGGCGGTGAAAAGCGGCCTGCAGTTCCGACCCAAGGGCAGCAGCCTGCTGTGCCAAACCACCGAAGATGCCACCGTCGGCAGTGACGGCAAGGTAGCGATAGCGGCCAGGCCGCTGGAGACCGGCACCGCAGGCAACCTGGCCGACAATACGCCGGGGACGTTGCTTATCGCGCCGGAGGGCATCGACAGCGACGTCACCATCCTGCGCATGACCGGCGGCACCGACGACGAGACCGATGCCTCGTTGCTGGCCCGCCTGCTGGAAGTGATCCGCCGTCCCGCTGCCGGTGGCAACAAGTATGACTATCACCGCTGGGCAGTTGAAGTGCCTGGCGTCACGGAGGCCTATGTCTATCCCCTGCGTCGGGGCTACGGCACGGTGGACGTGGTGATTGTGGCCAACAACAGTATGCCGTCCGAGGAGACCATCAAGGCCACCCAGGCGCATATTGATGACGTGCGCCCGGTCACGGCCAAAAATACCCTGGTGCTGGCCCCGGAAGAGGTCATTACGGATGTGTCCGTCAAGGTCAAATTATCAGGGCTTTCGCTGGATGAAGCGAGAAAGCAAATTACCGCTGCCATCACCGATTATTTTAATCGCCTGGCACCGGGTGAAATTGCCGTTCTAAAACAAATCGGCGGCAGCATCACCAATATTGTCGGCGTTATCGATTACGACTTTATTAAGCCCACGGGGAATATTATTCCTGTAGTCGATAAAACCAGGGTGCAGTGGATTCGCCAGGGCACCGTGACCGTGGATAAATTGCCATGAACGGCCAGGATTACGCCGAGCTGCTGGGGCTGTTGTTACCGCCTAAAAGCTATTCCCTGGACGGCAGGCAATTAAGCGCGGAGCTACTGGCGGAAGGCAATTGCCTGGCGCGCGCGGAAATTAAGTCGGACGAGGTATTGAACGGGATAACGCCGTTCTTTGCCGTCAGCCTGCTGTCGGACTGGGAACGAGTTCTGGCTCTCAGTGTAGACAGCAGCATGACAATACAGCAGCGCCGCCAGCAGGTGCTGGCCAAGATTAACGCCACCGGCGGCCTGAGCCGGAAATACTTTATCAACCTGGCCAAATCGCTGGGCTACAACATCACCATCGACGAACCGGAGCCATTTAGAGCAGGCATTAACCGCGCGGGTGATCGTCTTTGGGTGCCGGAAATTATCTGGGTCTGGATAGTGAATATCGACGATGCCCAGGTGCCGGTGTATCGCTTCCGGGCAGGCAGTTCGGTCGCGGGTGAAAGGTTAATGACCTTTGGTCAGAACCTGATTGAAAACATATTCCAGGATTTAAAACCTGCGCATACGCAAG